ATACGTTGGTAGTGGCGCTGTTGGCCATTACCACATATCTTATGCTCCGAGGATTGATGTACATCACATCATCCTTGTTGAGCTGTTATCGCATCTGGGTGAGATTTCGCACGAAGCGTGCAATGTTGCTCAGAATCAGTGAAACCGAAGGTGAAGATAGACAACGGGCAGTAAGTGAATATATTGCTGCTTTTGGTAAATTCTTTCCTACGGTACCTCAAATTAGATCTATGTTCAACGGTTTGGAGCTGTCTGATCCTGGTAAGGGCAATGGAGTGCATTCGCATCCAGAGGCCGCCGGGTTACGCAGTGCTGCATCTCGCACTGCGGCACGATTGGCTAAAGCCGTGGGTCGCGAACCATATTATTACCAGATGTCAGCCGCTGATCAACGTAGTGGCTATGATGGTTACAGAACCTGGCACTGGTCAAAGGACTTGAATGCAACTCTTCGTCAGGATGAGTTGACAGATAAGCATATGTTGATTATGGTGGATGTTGATGAATATCTACCAATGCCAAAGATTCTCTCTACTACAGATGTCCCTATTGTGTTGTATACATTCCAACCCACAAAGTGTGCTGATGTGTGCAAGGATTACTCATTTCGGTTCGAAGGTAAGACTGTGCATTACACTGTTTGTGGTGGTGGAAAGTATGAACACCAAGTGTGGGATTATGGAACGGATAGTCTTATGGTTAAATCAGATGAGATTGATGATTTTGTCATTCCATTGGTGGGTTGGTTCCTACCTAAGTGTGTTAACAAGTTAGTATATAAATTCTCAGGAAATACCACGACATGCACAACTTTCCACGTAGAGTCACGTCAGGTTGACCAACACCATAAGCTCATACTTTTAGTACCTACTAGCCGGTACAACATCCCAGCAATTTTCTCCGGACTGATATCCGGGAGAATTCTTAAGAGGTTGGATTTGGCAGTTGGGAAGTTCTGTGTGATGTTTAAGCAGGTGTTAAATGGTTTAACCGCTTCGATTTCATGTGGTCAGGCGTGTGCAGAGATCGCCGTTGAAGAATTAGATGGTTTGTTTGCGATGAGAGGTTCAAGTGCAACGGGTTTGACCCTTGCAGCTGTGCAGCGTTCAATGCCTGATGCAAGTATGGCTATAGCCGCAGTGGTACTAGAGTATGTTAAGTCCACCGAGCGGGCAGTTCCCATGATTGTTTATCCTGTAGAAATTGGTTCACGCCAGTACATGTTTGACGTGGGCACTTATGACCCAAGTGATAAGCCTTCTATGGTTAGTTTTATGTCTCCTATGTTACATGAGGCATTCAACCCTACACAGTGTCGAGCTAATGAAGCTGAAGCGATAGAAGAGCGCATTTTGAAGTTACGTTCGAATGCGCGTTTGACGCCATTTTTAGAGCGATGCATTGAAGAATATGTGGCTTTGGTGATACCAAAACGACGCAGGGGCAAATTGAGACCTGTGTCGCATGCTGAAGTCTACAAACGACAAAAACGACCAACCCAACAAGCTGTGCTGAAGGCTGCTGGTGTGAAGAATGCAGATATTGTGGAATCATTTATGAAACGCGAAGCATATTCTGGGCCTAAACCCCCTCGTGTAATATCAATATATAATCCTACTGTGAAGTTGAAATATTCATGTTACACGTATGCATTTGCGGATTACACGGTGGAAACTTGTCCATGGTATGCTTTTGGCAAGACCCCACTTATGATTGCACGACGTGTAGCTCATATATGTACTAATGCAAAACGGTCTGTGACAAAGACAGATATGTCACGTATGGACGGCAGGGTTTCTGCAGTCTTACGTGAACTTGAATTGCAGCTGTTTATTGCTGCATTTCATGAAAATGATCATGAAGAGCTGTTAGAGCTGCTGCAGAAGCAGGTGAATTTGCGTGCATATGGTAAGTATGGCACCAAGTATAATACCGGCCTGGCACGTAGTTCAGGTAGTTCCGAAACTGCAGTTTTAAACTCTCATGATAATGCATTTTGTGCTTACATAGCAATACGTGAACAGAATCCAGATTTATCACCTGAGGAGTGTTATGAGCTCCTCGGAATATATGGTGGTGATGATGGTTTAACTGCAGATTGTGAAGGTGTTGAGTATGCCAAGTCAGTAGCGAAAACTGGTCAGTTGTTAGAACCTGCTGTGGTCGATCGTGGCCAACGCGGTGTTGACTTTCTGGCAAGATTGTATTCCCCTGATGTATGGTTTGGTTGTTTGGATTCAATGTGTGACCTTCGTAGGCAACTGGGCAAGTTGCACGTTACCGTGGCTTTGCCCGCTAACGTGACTCCTGAGCAGAAATTAGTTGAAAAGATGTCTTCATATTTATTGTCTGATCGCAATACACCTATTATTGGTGATTTTGCAAATCGGGTTGTTAATATTAAGGCTGATGTGCAACCGTTGGCTGCTGAACATAGTCGATTGCTACGTAGTTATCACACGATTGATGTAGCCGCAAATGAACAATATCCAAATGCAGATCACAATAATTGGATGTTGGATGAATTAAACTTTGCGATGCCACACTGTAATGTAGATGCATTTTATGAATGGCTAGATAATAATGGAAAAGATATGACACTCAAACAGATGTTACATCCACCATTGCTGTTGCCCGATCTTGATGTTCCAGTCAAGAAGGACACGGTGATAGGGCATGTGCTCCACAAACACCAGAAACAACCGAACTCTGGTGGTCAGCATCGCGCTGGCAAGAGGGGGCACAAAGCTTAAGGTGGTGTGACGGCAAGCTTACCGGTGGGTTGTTCACCGGGAATGTTTAAATATCAAAGTTTTAAGTTTGCCTCAAAACATTCAAGTATTCAGACTCAATGTCGGCCCCAGAATCTATATCATTAGTGGTTAAGAAAGCTAGGAAGGCTAAGAAACAACAACGCGCAATAGTAGTGGCGGCACCGAAGCGTCGTACAAGACGCCCACGTGCCCGTAGTACTATAACACGTCAACCATCACAAATTCAGGCGTATGTAGATACCCTGAATGATCCATTTGACAATGGTGCGGTAAAGTTGGGCTGGGGAACCATGGCAACATCTGGTGTTGCTACGGCTTACCTACGCACAACATTAGCAACCAATGCTGATGGTAGTTTGGGATTGGCTCTCTTTCCATCTCTGAGCAATTCCCTTAATGCACTGTATTATAATAATGCTGGTGCAGGTGTTGCCACTTGGAATAGTGCTGCCTGGACAAACTTGTCTTCACTGCAAGCTGCTTGCAATGAAACTCGAGTTGTGTCTATAGGCTTGAAAGCACTTCCAAATGTGGCAGCAACTGCAGCACCAGGTTATTGCTATGCAGGTGCATTCCCATCAGTTTCAGGTTCACAAGTGGCGGCGGCAACTATTAATGGTTTGATCGCCTCCCCATTGTTAAAGTTTGGAACTGGTTTGGTTGGTGCTGTGGCTTGTGGTCGCCCACAAGATCCCACTTCCTTTGAATTCTTTAATACAGAAGGATTGGGTGCAACGACTTTGTTGCCCACAACAGTTCCTATCATTTTGTTCACAGGTTTACCTGCCAGCTCAAATGTGCTAATTGAGGCTGTAATGAACTTGGAGTTTTTACCCCAGTTCACTGATGCTTCATTGCTGCTGGAAGAAACTGGTGAAGATAATAATGGTAGCGAAATCGTGTCTAATTTCACAAATATAGAATCTATGTGGAATACTATAAAATCAAAACTAGTCCCTCCTGCGCTTGTTGACGCTGTTGAGAACTTGGCTAATCGCGGCATGAATGCTGCGATTAGAGGTGCTACTATGGGGGCATTCTCTGCATTGAGGAATAAAAGATCAATGCGAGAAGTGGCTTCCGGTGCCGTGGGTGGTGCGGTAGAGCAGATGTTGCGTACAAATCTGTTCGGTTCAACCGACGCCTCCAACCGTGTTCGAAACATTGTAACTCGATAAACCTTCCTCACGTTTAAAATACCCCATATAGATAATGTCAACTGCATATATAACACCTTGTAATGATTGTCCCATCACCGCTGTACGAGTATGTGACAAACCTGGTTGTAACTATCATTGTGCTGTTTTGCCTTGTGGTTTCATTCCTCGTGCAAGTGCATCTCCAGTGCGTGAATTCCGAATCATTGACGGTGTTACACGCGTATGTTTCATTTATCATATGCTATCAGTGCCTCACGGTGATCCTGCTATAAATCCTTTTAAAGCAACGATCACTATTCCACGACAACAAATCTGTGATGTGTCTATTGCAGCATTAACAGACCCGACGTCGAGTGATGATTCTGATTAAATAAACAAACAACTTTGTG